CCCGGGCGGCCTGCTTGCCGAAGTCCTCGTTCTTCTCGTCCCAGTTGCCCGAGTCCTTGTTCAGGATGACGATACCGAGGGTGCCACCTGCCTTGAGGGCCTTCGCCCACTTCGAGGTGCCCTTGGCCTCGTCGTAGTAGTCAGGCCAGTAGTAGGTGACCGGGGACGAGTAGCGCTCGCCGGAGCGGAATGGGGGGGCGACGGCCTCCGCAGCCGCCTCCGCGGCCTGCTTCACCTTAGCCAGGGTCTCGGTAGTGGCGTAGGCACTCAGGGCGTCCGGCTGGACCGCCGTGGCGGCCTTGGAGGAAGCCTCCGACGCCTTAGCCTCTACGCCACTCAGGGCATCCTTCGTGGCGTACTTCCCGTCAGCGTCAGCGGTTTTCAGGTAGCCCGACAGGTCGACCTTCCCGCCGGCCTGGGCCTGGGCGAGGTCCGCTTTCGTGGCGTAGGCCTTGGAGGCAGCGTCAGTGGTCAGGTACGAGGACAGGTCCGGAGCGGCGGGGATAGCGGAGCGGACACCCTCCACGTCAGCCTTGGTCGCGTAGGTCGCGGTCGCGGACTCTGCGGTGAGGTAGCCCGAGAGGTCCTGGGCCTCCGGGATGGCCGCCCGTACCGCGGTCACCTCATCCTTAGTGGCGTAGGTGGCGGCGGCCTCCTCCTTGGGTAGTGCCGCGTCAGCCTTGGCGGAGACGGCAGTCAGGTCGGAGGAGCGGGCGTACGAGGCGAGCTCGGCCTTGGTCGCGTAGTTCCCCAGCTGGGACGTCTTGGCGTAGCCGGAAAGGTCCGGGATCTTCCCGTCCCCAGTGAGCTGAGCGTTGGTCAACTCCTCCTTGGTCGCATAGGTGGTGGAGGCGACATCCTTGGGGAGAGCAGCGTCAGCGACCTCCTTGACCTTAGCCACCTCCTGTGCGAGGGAGGCTGGAGCGTAGGCGGTGCCGGCGGAGGTAGCCTGCGCACTCAACTCAGCCTTGGTGGCGTACGCGGCCTGAGCGTCAGAGGTCTTCACGTAGCCGGCCAGAGCACTCATCGGGGCCGCAGCATCAGCGGTGGCCTTGACCTGGTCGATGCGGGTGCCAAGCGCAGAGTCGGCCTGGCTCACCTCCGCCTTCGTGGCCAGCCCAGACAGGTCAGGGGCCGCCTGCCCGCCACCGGCGATCTGCGCAGCGGCTAGCGCAGACTTCGTCGCATACGTGTCAGCAGCGTCCGTCGACTTGAGGTAGTCGCCGAGAGACTCCTTAGTTGCGTACGTCTCTGCAACCACAGCGCTGGTGGCGTACTGCCCCAACTCCTCCTTCGTGGCGGCTCCGGCAGCCGCAGAAGTCACAGAGTCAATGCGCTGGCCGAGAGACTGGACGGAATCCTGAAGGTCAGTTTTCGTCGCATATTTGGCGTCCGCGGCAGCGGTCTGCATGGCTCCCGCCGTGGTGGCCTCGACAGAACTCAGTCGCGCCGACAGCGCCCCGTCGCCGCGACTAACCTCCTCCTTCGTGGCGTACAAGGAAAGGTCAGGTCCAGGCGTCGGGCTGCCGCCCTGGCCGATGCGAGCAAGATCCTCCTTCGTGGCGAAAGTCCTGTCAGCGCGCTCCTTGCTGTACCAGGTCAGGTCAGTCATTCGTCCTCCATGCGAGTAGTCCGTCTTCAATCTCGATCAGTTCACCAGTGTTGACGGCAGTGAGCACCCCGCCACCTGTGTCCAGAACTCTAGGGTTAACTGGCGGCGGAGGCGCCGGGCGCTCAGTGTGGGTGCCGCCGAACAGCTCGGTGGTGTCGATAGTAGTTCCGGCGATAACGCGGGCGACAACACAGCGGGTCAGGCCCGTGTCTCCAGGGATGTTGATGCACACACGATAGTTGTACTCGCCATCCGGAAGGGAGTGCGGCGCCGCCACGTTAAGCCCCGGCGCCCCATCGAACCCAACAAGGACACCATCCTCACGGAAACGCCCCACAGCATAATGAGCTATGAGGGCATGACTGTCATCCTCAAGGACACCCTCATAGCGGGGGAGCGGAGTGAACTCCAGTGTCCCCATGCGGCCGAGCCCCTCAGGGCCAACCACCCTGCCCGTAATGCGTGCGTACCCCTGGGTCACGATGCCTCCGTATGCCGATTCGTTACGGCCTTCACTCTATCAATCCGATCATGAAGGCTAGACACCTCTTCGTAAAGATGAGATCTGTCAGTGCGCGCATCATTGCGCACGCCCTCAATCTGCCCCTCAAGACCCTGAAGCCTGCGCGCCTGCTCCCCAACACTGTCACGCAGCGCCCCCACGGCCTCCGCGAGAGCATCCATCTTGTAAGTCAGGTCATCGAATCGCATATCCAGGTCGTCTCGCAGGTTCGTAGAGTGATTATTGTGCACCCCCTCGGATGCAGATTCGGCAGCGTCAGCAGCTCGAGCCACATGAACCGCCATCCGATCCATGCGCTCATTAGCCTTCTGCTGCTGCCTCTTCAGTCTACTTGCGAGACGAGCGACCAGTGCAGCCAGTAGGGCGACCGTAGCCGCAACGAGATCAGGGGACGTAAGCGCCCGCACTACCGGCAGGAAGCTCTCTACTGGCTGCATGGTTCACTCAGCCCGCGTGGCGCGGCTCGTACTCGCCGGGAGCGGTAGCGATGGCCTTGTCGGTCTCCTTCGAGTCAGCGAAGGAGGTCAGGACACTGACCAGGACGGCGGACGCGGCAATACCAAGGGCGCCCTTCCAGTCAAGATCAAAAATGCCGACACCGACACCAATTGCACCCAGGAGAGACTGGGCGAAGGTCTTCACGGCGCGATCAATCAGGCCGGACCAGAACGAGGCGCGAGCGTAAATGCTCATGCACTCACCCCTTTTCTTGAGAAACTAGGGGGCAGGACTTCTGCCCCACCCCCTAGTGTACTGCCGTCAGACAGAATTACATTGTCACCACAGACGACCGGAGCCGGACCTGGAGTTGTTGAGGGCTCGCTGAAGCGCCCCAATCGTGGCAGTTCCAGCCTCGCCGTCAACCCAGTCCTCGAAGCCCCACCCTGAGGGCAGGTAGTCCTTGTGCCAGGCGATCACGAGATACTGGAATGTCTTCCAGGTCTTGGACCCGAGGATCCCGTCAGTCTCAAGGGCCGGGTACCCATTCAGCGCGATCTGCGTGTCAGCAGGAACCACAGAGTTCAGGAACTTCTGGAACCGCTCGATGGCGGGAGACCCATCAGCGTCAAGGATCCCGTCGATGGTGGTCCCCATGACCTGCTGAAGCCGTCCAATGGTTGCCATGCCGAAGATCCCAGTGCAGCGGAGCTCTCCCTGGCCGTCGCTCTTGTTCCACTTCCCAGTGTACGGGTTGACGTCCACCTGGGGAGCCGGGGAAGACACAGCCCCGAATCCCGAACCATTGGACAACTCCGACAGGTGCGAGTACCAGCGCCCCGGGCACTCGGTGCCCATCCAGTCGCGGTGACCAACAACGGGCAGGTTGCCGTGCTCAGCGCGGATGGCGCGGATGAGGCCAATCACGGTCTGCACGTCCCCGGACGACATCTCGGGGCGGCACTCGATGCCGATGGAACGGGGGTTACCCCCAGGCCCGGCGTGCCAGGCGCGATCGTAGTCGTGCACCAGCTGGGTCACGCGGCCCGCACTGGCGACGTAGTGGGCCGAGGAGTTTCCGTCATCGCGGCAGAGGTAGTTCACCACGTTCTGGTGGGACTGCCCATCGACCCCCCAGTGGTGAATCGTGATGGAGTCAACGTCGCCGTAGGGGCGGCCGCTGGAGTAGTTGGGTGACCACTGGACGTCGGTCACAGCAGCATTTGTCATAGTTCCTCCTGAGTATTGGTTCTGGTGAGCATAGCGATCTGCTGCTCAGCTATCACCGCCCTCTTGGTGAGTGCGGCAATCTCCGCAGCCATGGCGTCGATAACAGCCATAGCGTCTACCTGTACGTTACTATTCTGGCTCATTGTCGCGTGACTCCTTCCTGTCTGCGCTGGGGCCATAGGGGGCAGCATATAGGCCCTCCTCTGAGGCAGGCGTGGCGCCCGACTCGACCGGCGGGAGCGCCCAAGGCGACTCCCGAGCATAGTCTCTCATCGACGGCTCGCCGTGGGCGTCGAGGTGCATGTCAATCATGCGAGCCCCCTTGACGAGGACTGACACTGTCTCGCCGGGAGTACCGGTAACGTCCACGTGCCACAGGTCGCCAGACCGGTCCAGGGTCGCCCGGGCGCCGCTACTGGTGAGAACGATCCAGGGAGCCTTCTTTGAGGCGATGGCGGGAACGTAGTCGGGCAGCACCCACCGAGCCGCCCCATGGCCATCCAGGGTGACACTCTCCCAGTACTCGATCCCGTCATACGGCGACTCGGTAGCAGAGTGCTCCAGCATGAGGCCACCGCGCTCCTTGGACATCTTCGGCACATACATGGAGAACTTCTTGGTCCCCCCAATGTGTACTCCAGACACGTCAACCCACAGGTGCGTCTTGCCCCCCGCCTGGATCCCGACCTGGCTCCTCCGAGCCCACAGCGCCACAGACAAGTTGGTCGGGTCACGAACCCACGAGCCGGCGTCGGCGGATCCGACGACAATATCGTCATTACTGTTGAAGAACCCACTGGATCCTTTGGTGAGACGCAGGACACCCCATGAGCACCTAGACATAAAGGATTCGTCATCCAGCCAGATGCCCGCGTTCTTTCGGCCCCGGGTGCCGCCGATATCCATGTCGATTGACTTGGTCCCCATCGTGATGGTGGGCTGATAGTTATTCCCAGCCTTCTTGACAGGGGCTTGGAACAGTAGTGACGGCTCCCCCTTGGCGTCGCGCCGCAGGGCGATGGATCCGTTCTTCCAGTTGTCGATCTTGGAGTCGAACGCCAGTCCAACGCCGATGCGCGCCCCATCATGGTCCACGTCGGTACCGGTAGTCTCCCACACGAGGTCATTGAAGTAGCATTCTGACCATGTGTCTGCGCGGCCGATATGCCCGGAGATGCGGATGCTTCCCGTGTTGCCGTCAATGTGCATGGTCTGTCGGCCCTTGTTGTCGTAGGTCGTCATCCCTCCTGACCAGATCTTCAGGCCGCGGTTAGCCTCACGTGACGTCTGCAAGAGGGCTCCAGTGATGACCTTGCCGTCCAGGGCCCCGGCCCGGATATTGTCGCCGGTGATTGCGTTCGCGTCGATCATCCCGGCCTTGATCTTCGCGAAGTCGCCTTCATTGGCCTCAATGATCCTCGTCCAGATGTGCTTCGCGGTGGCGTTAACGAAGGACGCGTTTCCGGTCACTGTGAGCTGGTCGGTCGTCAGCTGGATGAACTTGCCGACGTCGGAGGCAATCTTCCGTGACACGACTTCCGTGATTGCGGCTGACCCTGCGGTCAGGCGCCCCACGTCGAGGTTGCTGATCTGCTCGCTGGTGACGCGCATCCGCTCCCACTTGACGCCGTTCCACTTCCACTCGGCAACGATATTGAGCGTGCCTGGATCCTGGATGCGGGCAGTGTCGCCAGCGGACTCGCCGCGAAAGCCGGGCTCGGTCGTTGCGTCACCCTTCTGGTAGTAGATCTGACCGAAGTTTGTGCGCATGCGGGTGACAGCAGACTCGATGGTCGACTGGGCCAGCTGGGCGGCAGCCCGCTCGAACGGGTCCGACGACTCAACCCACTCCCAGCCCCGATGCGAGTGGACAGTAGTGTTGCCGTCAGCGCTACGGTCATAGGCGGGGGTGGAGGTGGCTGAGGGGAAGGTGGCCGGTCCCGGCCACTGGATATACTCGTCCTTGATCTCAGCCATTACTTAGCCCGGATGATCATGTAGGCGGTAATGCCGTATGGGCGCATCTTGAAGGGCTGGTTGCCGCCGACATAGTTGGCGTAGGGGCGTCTGTCCTCAACTGTGGTGCCGGCGGATGTGGCGTACGTGTAGCCGTTGCCGTTGATGCCGATGTCCTGGCCTGCTGCGGCAGCCTTCCATCGGTTGTTGCCGTTGTTGGAGTCCACGATCTCGTGGCCGTGGGACGGCATCTCGTTCACGGTCAGGGTGTGCTCCTTCTCGCCGACTGTGACGTTCGGGAGCATGAGTCCATCACCCCCCTGGCCGTAGGCCACCTTCCCGCGCCAGTCTGGAATGTTGAAGGTAGTGGAACCATCCCCACTGCCGGCGGTCGTACCGAGAGCATTGAACAGTTCTGGGTAGTCGCGGCGCTTCACTGCCTGCCCGTAGCAGAACAGCCACCCGTCGGGGATGGTCTGGCCAGCGTAGGCCACAATCGTCCCGATGGGGACCAGCTGGTCGCGGATGGTGCGAATAAGGTTCTCTAGTGATCCCACCTTGGTGGAGAGAGCCTGCGTCTGGCGCTTGGTCTCATCATGGGATGCCATCGTGGAGTCGGCGGTGGCGCTGGCAGCCCGAATTCCCTCCTCAATCTTGGTGAGGGCGGCGGCGGTGATGGGGGTGCGGCCATCGAAGCCGTCCTTCCATACGTTAGGGCTGTAGGGCATGTCAGTCTCCTCTCTTCCTCAGGGTGAACACTCGGGCGTCCGGTGACACCCACTGAGTCTTGTCGACCTCACCCCTGTCCGGAGGGTAGGGGCCTGTCTCAACCAATGATAGCGCCACCCTCGTCATAGCCTCGGAAAGGTGCTGGGTCTGCTTGAGGGCCTCCTCGCGGGCGGCCCGCTGGACCACGTCACTGGCAGCCAGCTTCTCCTCCACGGAGCGGACGATCTTGTTCGTGTCAATCGACTGCTCAAGGGCTATACGAGCGAAGGCGCTCCAGGCGGACTTGTTGCCCGACCGGTCGTACGAGCGCAATCGGACCTCGTACTCCTTGATCTCCAGTCCCGCAACAGCGGTCCTCTGCAGGGGCGTGGGCAGCGACATGAGGGTGGAGGCGGGCACGCCGGGCAGCTGCACGGACACCTCAATGCCTGCGAAGTCCTCCGGCATCCCCTGCCCCTGGGCGCCCCTGCCGTCCCAGTACACATCAAGGATCCCTAGCGACTGGGACAGTGTCGGCTTAGACGGGACCGGAGGCGGCTCCCCGTCGGTAGTCGTGTGGATGCGGAAGGGTGCCGACCAAGCCCCGGTGGCGTCACTGGTGGTGGCCCTAACCCTGAATATGTATGTCGTGTCAACCTCGAGGTCGGGGATGGCGACCGAGGGGGAGTCGGCGGCGGGGATGGTGACAGACCCAGCCCCCTTCACGTTGTACCGAGGATCCTCCCACGAGATCTCGTAGGAGCGCACATCAACCCTGCTCCCAAGGGTGTCTGTCTCCACCTTGGACCATGTCAGGTTGACAATCGCGGCAGGCCACCCGGAAGCCTTGATAACTACCGAGCTGGATCCCGAAAGGCCCTGGGGCGGTAGTGGCCAGTACTTCGATGCAGGAGGAGCGGGACGCACGCCAGAGCCGCCGGTGGTTGCCAGGCCGACGATTCCCTTAGTCCTCTTCGTCAGGCGCCCAAGAAGGCTGTCCAGGACAGTCCCGAAGGTGGTGTGCCCAGTGACCATGCCATTCTTCTGGGTGACGCTCACCTGCGCCACCTGAAGGCGCTCCATGCCCTCGCGGCGCTCAACCATGAGCCAGTCGCCGAGACGGTAGTCAACCCAAGGGAGGAGGTGCACGTCGGTGGCGACCCACTCACGCTTGATCTCTTCGCTTACGTGGGCGCCAGACTTCAGGGTGGCCTCTGCCACCATGCGCGCAGTGGTCTCTAGTTCCACGCCGCCGGCTTCCACGACCTTCTCGACCCTGCGCATCGACCTGGGGGCGAGGTCGTTGTGGATCAGCCACGTCAAGCCGCCCTCGCCCTTGACCAGGACGTCCGTGCACATGTCTGACCACGTGCGCACCTCGGGAGCCCCTGACAGGCTGGTGGCCAGGGGCCAGCGCTTCGACTCAGTCAGGTCCCGGGCCTGCGTCTTGTCGGCGTTGTACACCTTCAGGGTGCGTCCCTGCCACACGGTGTCGATCATGCCGAGAGAGCGGAGGGAATCAACGATCTGCAAGAGGGTGATCGTCGGGTCGAAGTGGAGGGTGACTACCTTCTCCCAGTCCTGGCCAGCTGAGTCCTTGGCTATGTTGGTGTCCAGCGTCAGCCCAGGCCCCCACCCGCGCTTGGTGGCGCTACCCCAGATAGTGCTGATGATGGTGCCAGCGTTACGGGAAAGGAACTTGTACTTGCCGTCCTTGTCCTTCGCCACCTCCGGCACGGACCAGACTAAGGCCTCCTTGAGGTAGTCGCTTACATGGATAGCCTCCACCTTGCGGGAGTGGGTCCCGTCATTGACCAGGTTATGCTCAGTCTTTTGTGTGACGAAGCGGGCGTCCGGGAGCTCCTCCCAGGAGTTGCCATCGAAGGTCGCCTCAATGGCCACCTCAACCTCACGCTCGAGAACACCTCCGCGGACAGCCTTCGGGCCGGGCGCGTAAGTCATCGACAGGGTGGGAGTCTTCCCCATAGGGGTAGTGACAGTCATCTCAAGCACGTCAGGCACGACGCCGATCTTGGCGCCCTGAACCTCGTAGGCCACGGCGCGCAGCTGCATGCCCGGGAAGTATGAGCGGCGCATCAGTACGCCCTCCTTGCACGAATATGGCCTGTCGCCCCCGTCACCTTGAGGACTATATTGCCCTCATGGTTGGGAGTGAGGGTCAGCCCGCCTGGGGACATGCTGATCTCAGCGGAAGCGTCTACCGCACCCTGTGCTGGCTCCCAGCCGTCGGAATCCTGCCTCCACGCAGAGTAGGAGGCGACATCAACCAGAAGATGCTGCCCAGCGGCAGCCACGCCGCGCCACGTAAGCGAGGTGTCGGACGTGACATCAAGGATCGTGGCCGTGTTAGCGGTGGGCGACAGGCGCAGGACAGCATCGGATATGGGTGCCGCGCCGCCCGCAAGCGCGCTGAGGTCAGTGAGCGGAGCCTCCACGGGCGACACATCCTTCCAGACCCCCTCCACAGCCTCAAACACGACCGTAGAGTCGATAGCCCACTCCCCATACCTCCAAGACGGCTGAGACATGCTCACAAGCCGCACGAGCGCCTCCCTGGGGCTAGCGCCCGCCGGGCGATGCTGCAGGATAGCCAGCCTGTTTGAGGACCTCAGAAACGCCACGAGAGCCTGCCAGTTACGATCAAGGCCAGCGCGATCCACGCCCTCAACCATGAACGCGACAGTCACCTTGAACGTACCAACACGGTCGCCCGCCCCATCGAGGATCCCACTCCGGATCGGCACCTCCGTCGAATGCAGGCGAGGCGCCGCAACGGCAGGAAGAAGAGTCCCCTGCATGACCCTCCACCTACCCGGCTGGTCAAGGTCGACCCCGTTCAGGAAGTACTCACTACTCATACGCCCATCCTAGATGCTTGAAGCGAGACGAATGCCATCAGCAACATCGTCGCGAGTCTTAGAGTCACTCTGGGCCTGCGGGTAGTAGTTGGTGATGTTCACCGTCCCGGCAGCCCGGCGCTCATCCTGTGCCGAGGAGCTCGACGCCAAAGCGTTCAGTGAGTCCTTACGTGGCCTCGCCTTCTCGAACGACGTAGACACAGACGCAGCGATCTCCGGAGCCACATCTCTCGACAGGTCCTCCGTGAAACCCTGAAGGGACTTTCGCACAGCCCCGTACTGAGACTCGAGGCCATCGATGAAACCCTGCATGACCAACTGCCCGGCATCCTTCAGGATAACCTTATCAACCGGAGCGGGACCCTTCCACGAGGGGAGCATGCTCGTAAGGCTAGAGAGCTTACTCTGCACAGCCCCGAACATCGAGGTAATCCCGTTAATGAATCCCTGAATGATGTTGCGACCAGCCGTGATCAGCCAGGACCCTGCGCCGGAGAAGATCCCCATGATCCTACCCGGCAGGGAGCTTACAAAGCTGATTACCCCACTGACTCCAGCCGACACTGCAGCGCGCATGGCGTTCCAGGCAGACGAAGTGAGACTGGTAGCGGCACTCCAACCGGAGCTGATGAAATTCTGCACTGCATTGACGGAGGAGGACACAACGCTCCTGATACCGCTCCAGGCGGAGGATGTAAGGCTGGTGATGAAGCTCCAGCCGGAGCTGATGATGCTCCGCACCCCATTGATGGCTGACGATACGACACTCCGGATGGTATTCCAGACCGAGGAGGTGACACTGGCGATGAAGTTCCAGCCAGCACTGATAACGCTACGCGCCAGGTTGATCCCGGTCGTAACCACAGAGGAGATGATGTTCCAGGCGCCCCGGATGACAGCCGTGATCGCATTCCAGGAGACCTGCGCCGATATACGTAGCAGGTTGGCAAATGCAAGGAACGACGTACTGATGAGGTTCCACACAACCTGTCCGATCTGGCTGATACCATTCCAGGCCCTAGACCAGTCCCCAGTCAGCAACCCCATCACGGTGTTCACAACACCTCGAATGAGGTTGACCGCGTTCGTGACAGTGGTTGAGATAACGGTCCAGGCGCCCACCATGACGGGGATCTGAGCCTGCGTAATGGCAGCTACCGCCTGAATCACCGGGATCAGGGCGGCAGAGAGGACCTGCACAATCGTCACAATGTGCGGAAGGATCTGCGGCAACAACTCAGCGACAACGGGACCAAGCTCAGTCACTAGCGCCTGGATCACCGGAATGAGGGCCTGGATGATCGGCACCAGGGCAGCCCCAAGCTGCTCAATGATCGGAGTGAGAATCGGGACCATCTGCTGGAGAATCGGGGCGAGCCCCTCAACTAACTGGGCCACCAGAGGAGCGATAGCGGCAAGCAGCGTACCCGCGACTGTCGCTATAGCCCCAAACGCCTCACCCAACGCCGGCATAGCCGGAGCCAACGCCTGCACCGCAGCTAGAACGCCATTGAAGAAATCAACCAGGCCACTCTGGAAGGCCGGATTCTCCAGGGCCGTGGCGATCCCCTCGAGCGCAACCTTCATCGCCTCCCCAATCAGGGGGAGGACCTTCGCCAAGGTGGGCTCGAGGGACACAAACGCCCCACCCAGCCTCCCGACCCCCTGGAACGCTAAGCCAGCGGCAGTGCCCATAGAAGTAAACAGGTCAGCCAGCGTGGACTGGAACAGCGGCCCATTCACCGCCTTGTTCGCCCTGTCCAAGGCTGCGGCGATAGCGTCGATGGGGGCCGAGCCGGCAGCCATGGCCTTGAAGAGGCCCCCGACAATACCAGCTAGGTCGACCGTAATGTCCTTCATCGTCCCGAAAGCCTGGGCAGCCGACCTAATGGACTGCTCCATGGCCCCAGAGGCGGCGGCCTTGGTTGCCCACTGCTCGAACGATGCCGCGAGGTCATTGGCCCAGCGGGCGATACTGGGCAGGAACTTGGCGCCAACCTCACCCATCGTGAGGATCCCGTTAGTGAAGGAAGCTGCCCCTGCCGAACCGACAGAGAGGGCCTGGGCCAGATAGTTGAGAGACCGCTGGAAACCCTGGATGTGACCGCTCGCCGCACCCGCGATAGCTGCCGTCATGGAACCAAGATTCGTGGCAATGCTGTTGAGAGCAGGGGACAGCTCCCTGATAGCCACGTTCGCAAAGTCGCGGATCGGCTGAGCAGCCTGACCCCAATAGGATCCGGAGATCTGCTTCTGAAGGTCGGAGAATGCCGGCCCAAGATCAGCCAACACGGTCTTCGTATCCTTCAGGGCAGCGATAAGGACACCAGCACCAGCAGCAGCGGCACCGAAGATTCCAGGGAGGGCCAGGAGCGCTGGAGTCGACTTAGCGAGACCCACACTGAGGGAAGAGAACACCCCAAGACCAGCACCAATAGTCGATACCGCAGTGCCGATCAGCGTCGACACTGCACCGATCTTCACGGATGCGGTGTCAAGGTTACGCAGGAAGTCATTCAGGTTACGGCCGATAGACTCGAACACGTTACCGCCGGCGAGCGCCTTCAACTGGGCGGCCACCCTGGCTATGGAAGCCTTTCCGAGTCGGGCATTGATGGTCACCCACCTGTCGCGAGTGAGCCTGGCCAGGTCGAAGCGAGCCTTGCCGTCATCTAGGTCGGCGTTGACTGTGGCCTTACCCTTGAGCTTGTTGAGCTCGTGCTCAATCTGCTTCTTCTGCCCCTCGGTGAGGTGGGCGTCGACATCAACCTTGGCTCGGATAGCCTGCAACTGGGCCTCCAGCCTCTTCCTTGAGGAAGAGTCGAGGCGTGCCCCTACAGGGATATTCTGAGACAGGGCCTTGATCTGCTCGCGGATCCTCGCCTCAGCAGCCTTGTTCAGATCAATGTCAGCCTTGATGTCCTTTGCGGCATCAGCAACCCTCTTATGCAGTTTAGCTAGGTCTGCATCGTTAGTGGAAAGGCGGACCTGCGACCGAATGCTCTTCAGTCGCTCCTCAAGTTCCTTCTTCGATGCCTCATCGAGGCGGGCATTAGTCTTTACTTCAGCGCGGATGTTCTCGATGCGGCGCTTGAGTTTCTGGACCTCAGTCTCAACGCCCTCCGTCTCTACTTTGGCGCGAAACTTGAGTTTCTCCTTCTCTGCCTCCGCCCTAGCTTTAGCTAGAGATGACTTATCAAGCTCAACTTCAACATTGAACTTAATGTCAAGGTCCTTAACCTGCTTCTGGATACGCTTCAGGTCAGCGCGAAGCTTCTGCGCAAAACCAGACAGGTCGGGTACAACTTTAACGGAAAGCTTGCCGACAGTTCCCTTACCTGCCATTATGTCTCCTAACCTAGCGCCGCAAACAAGGCCGCAACACCCTCAGCATCCTGAGATGATACTACCACCGACCCGCTACCAGTTGACGGCCTCTCCACCATATCGGAATCCCTAAGGGACGCCTTATTGACGGCAGTGGCCTTAATCAGCAAGGAGAGGCGATCCAAGACATCAGAAAGGCGCTCCGAGTCATGAGAATACCCGAACCACTTCTCCCCTCCGAGTTCGATAGCGCGGTGCATGCTCCACGGCTCATGAGGAAGGCGCTCAAGAAGCTGACTTACGAGAGCCACCCGATACTGGCCATGCACGTCAATCCTGTACAGTGCCCAGAAATCGGCTACAGCCTCCGGATGGCTCTCGAAGAAGTCATCTAGTTCTTGGCGCCGGCGGCTTCCCCCGAGTAGGCCATCACCAGGTTGACGACATTCTCAATCCCGGCGTCATCATAGAAGCGATCCCATGCCTCCTCGTCACGAATATATCTACCACCCTCAAGAACCTCCATGACGTCAGCCATAATGCTCATGAGGTTGACAGTCTTAGCGCCATCATCCATCAGCGGCTCGAGGGCGGCGGTGAGTCGCATACGCGCGGACGGGCGCAGTGCATGCGGCGGGACGAGGATCTCATGACCATCCAGAGTGGAGAACTCTGGAAGCTTCTCAGCCTTCTTGTCTGCCATGGCAGTATCCTTTCGGTGGGGCGGGAGGGGTGTAAGGGTGGCCGCCACCCACCCCTAAGTGGCGGCCACCCTAGTATAATGCCGTCAGTTGACGGTGAACTGCTTCGCGTCGGAAGTGCCCACGTTGTTCGTGACGGTCACGTTCTGCGCGCCCGCGGTCAGACCACGAGGAACATAGGTGGTGATCTGCGTAGCAGAATCCTTGTCGAACGTGGCGGACGTATTGCCGAACTTGACGTCCCGGACACCATCGAAGTTGGTTCCAGTGATGACCACCTTCGCGCCCGCAGCGCCAGTGGCCGGGGTCAGGGTAGTGATGGTCGGCTTGGCGGTGCCAACGCCGGTGACGGTGCGGGGCTCGAGCATCTGGACACGGGTCTTCCCGGAGTTCGGGGAGAGGAGGGTCCCGCTGATCTTCACCTCAGTGAAGTTGTCGAGGCTCAGGGACGGCATATTGCCGGACAGGGCGACGCGGCGGAACAGGTAGCCGGAGACCAGCTGACCGTCCTCAACGACCACGAGGATGGCGCGCTCACTGGAAGAGTCGAGCTCAATGTCCCAGGCGCGCTTCGCGGCGTCATAGGTGGAGCCGGGGAAGGCTACCTTCATGACGTCCTCACCGAGGTTGACGGCGTTGATGGTCACCTTGTTGGTGACGTCCTCTCGGGTGGAGCGGACGCCCTGACGGTCCCACGTGCGCTTCGTGGAGGTGTCTCCGCCGTCGGACTCGAATTCAATCAAGTTCTCCGAGGAGGTGTCACCGAGCCAGGTCCAGCCGTTCGCCTCCAGGGTGGTGCCATCACCGAAGGTGTAGCCATCGAGGTTGGGGGCCTCAGTGTCGTTCACGCCGTAGTAGACGTGGCCGCGGCCCGCGATCTGAATCTTGCTGTTTCCGAGGTTAGCCATCAGGCTCCCTTCCTGGCCGTCACCTGAAGGGACGAAACCATGTTGATGTAATCTGCGGTGGTCCCCATGTCCGTTTCGGGCGTGGGTAGCTGGGTCCACTCGATATAGGTGGCCCAGCCTTCGGAGGTCACCATTCCGGACCTCCAGGCTTTCTCGATGGCCTGCACGAGGGCGTCGGAGGCATCGGACACCTCATCCCCGTCAGGCCCAGTCATGTAGAGTCGGCTCCTGATCTGGGTCGCAGCGAATGTCGGCCCCGAAGGGTGGACGCGCGCGATAGTCATCTGGACTCGGCACACGAGCTCATTCAGTGGGTCATCCACGTCGCCGTGGGTGCGCCACACGATCTTGGAGAGGATGGGCCACTCAGTCGCGCCGGCGGCGGCAGCATCCTGCACGTACCGGTAGATGAACGGGAGCGGATTGACGTACGCCATTAGAACCCCCCGTGAGCGCGTACTACGCCACGCATGACGTTAATGCCTGGCACCCAGGTGCGGTGTCTGGCATTCTCTCGTTTCGTTCGGCGTCCACGCGCGTCCTGGTATACGTAGTGACCGAACTCGACCGCCGCGTCATGGTCCGTGGACGGGGAGATGGACCAGTCCACTTTCCCCTGCTCCAGGCTGAACGATGCAGACAGCTCGCCGGTCTGAATGTGAGCGGCGGCGGCAGCCTCGACCTCAGCGAACACCTTAGCGGCGGCGGCCGCGAACTCAGCCTTGCCGGCTACCACCTCGGCGATGTCCTCGTGCGTGTGCTTGTTGTCGTAGACCTCGATCATCGCGACTCCGTTCCGAGCGTGTCGCACCGCACTGACCAGTGTCGAGTCATGGGGGACGCGTCGTAGGTGAGGGGCTCACCAGCCTGCTGGAACGTCTTCCCCACCAAGGAGTCGGGGCCTTTGACGATCTTCACCCACGAGTGCGGGCCACCAGGCCACTTCCTGCCGGTGCCGAAGATCTTCAAGGTGGTCTCGTCTGTCAGGTCACCCCGGATGACACGGTTCTCCGTGGCCCTAAGAGCGTTACCAGCGGAAGGCTGAACAAGGACCTTGTCGATAGTGAACGTGTCCCCGCGCTCGAACCTGCGGCCCGTACGGCCTTCCTTGACGACGGCGAGAGTAACCTCAACCACGTGGGGTCCATTCTCCAGGTAGCGCCCACGACGGGGCCGGAAACCTACCACAGCGCCACCTCATCCTCGTCATACACGGGATGATCCCCGGCGAAGTCAAGGGCTGACGGGCCACGCAGATACGTGGGATCCACCGTCAGAGGCCCCTCAAGGGCGCCCAGGAGGTGCGTGCGCCTCGCGTAACCATCCATCTCAGCGCCAGCCACACCCCAGCCCGAGGCGCCACCATCCAGTGCCCGCCAATCGCGGTCAGTGATCTCCAGGATGCCGGAAGCGACAGCCTGATTCACCGAATAGGTGTACGTACCCTCAGTCTCATACTTGTAGAGGCCGCCGCCAGGAGCCCTGAGGACACGGGAGACCGACTCGGCCTCCACCATCCGCATGATGATCGAGAAGTTGTAGTCAACCCGACACCGGTTCACAGCATCAGGCATACGCGACAAGATCAGGGCCTCAGCCCGATCCAAGAGCGCCTGAACCCAGACCTTCTCGTCCTCCTCCAGGTACCGCATGAGCGACCCCTGAACATCATCCAGTGTTGCTACCGTCACTTCTCCACCTCCTCAGGATCCCTGGCCACGGGGTGGCCGCCAGCCGAAACCAGCGGCCACCACACGGGTCACTTACTGGTGATCTTCACGAACGCGCGCGGGTCACGCAGGACCCAGCCGAACTGGGCCTCAGCGAGAATCGCACCCATGTTACGGTCGAAGAGGTCCACACCACCGGCACGCTCAGTCGCCTTACGGTAGGTGATGGTCTCAACGAAGCCGAGACGCAGGGCGTCCTTGAAGTCGCCTCCGATACCGAGAAGCTTGGCAGCCGCGGTCTTGGCCTTCTCGTAGCCGGAGACGGCGCGAGAGTAGGTGGCCGGGACACCCAGGACGGTGCCGAACTTCGCGGTGATGTCAGGGGCCTGCTGGTAGAGCGGGCGACCCTGAGCATCCAGGGCGTTCACCAGGTTGCTGCGGAACTTCGGAGCCAGGAGGAAGTGGTCGAAACCGAACTCGTCCTCATCGGCGTCATCAAGCACGACCTTGTCGTAGGCGGCAGACAGCTGCTTGGTGAAGTAGCCGGTAGCGGTGGAGGCAAGGTCGAGCTCCTGCACCTTCGTGGTGGAGGTCAGGGCCTCCTTGCCGGTGATGGCGGTGCCGGTGTTCGCGTCGATGCCGTGGATGACGGCAGTGTCGATGGCGCGAGCAATGGCCTCACCCAGGGCGCGCTGGATACGCGAGTACTCACCCAGCGGGTCAGCCTTGGCAGTCTCCTCCGAGTAGAGGATCATCACGGCGGCCTTGACCGGGGTGACGGTCTTAACCTTGCTGGACAGGGTAGCGACGGGCTTCAGGCCACCCTCCTGGACGATGCCAGCGGTGGGCTGGCCGACCGGGATCGGGATGGCGGTGCCGTTGATGGAGACCGGGATGCTGCCGGCGAGGCTCTGCACGACAGAGCCCTGCATGGCCTTGTCCCAGATGCCCTTTACGACGGTCTTGGGAAACGCGGCCTCATTCCCGGCGTTAGCGCCAAGAATCTTGGATACTGTCTCGATCTTGGCTTCATTGTCGGGGTTGTACGTAGGTGCAGGCATACGCCCTCCTTACTGGTCTGCGAGGCCGAAGAACCCGAGCGCCTCACTCAGGCCGTCATCCTCGGTCTCAAGGTCTGCGTCCACCGCAGGATCGCGGGGGACTGAAGGCGCGGGCGTAGCGTCTGCCTGCTCGCGCAGCGTGGCGAGGGCGTCTACCTGCTCCTGCCACGAGTCTTTGTCGCCGGTGAGGAATGAAGCGAAGCGCGCGGGAATGCCAGCACCGGAAAGGAGGGACTCCTTCTCGGAGAGCTCGGCGGCGGCACGCTCGGCCGCCTCCTTGGCTTCAAGCTTCTCGGTGAGGGCGGCCAGCTGGGCGCGCAGCTCACTCACCACGGTCTCAGTAGTCTCCTCATGGCCCTTCTCGGCCTCCTCGTCAGAAGTCTTCTCGTCCGCCTCAGAAGTCTCAACGGGGGCCTCCTCGGCAGGCTCAATAGGGTAATCGGTGGTTGAGATAGGTCCGTCAGTCTCTTCAACGACGGAGGGCTCAGGCGCGGGGGTGTCGCTCATTTGCGCTCCTTCAGCTTCTCCCGGAAGTACTTGTCCATTGCTCTGCGCGCGTCGGCGCCATGAAGGTCCTGTTCGCGCACAACCTCATTGTACGTACGTTCAAATGCGATCTGCTGATCTTTCCCCTCCCAATGCTTAGAAGTGAAAACCGGCACAATCGTGCAAAAATCGTGATCATGGAATCGGTCCACCCTAAGGCCGGCTGACTCGGATGTCTTGTACACAGGCCCACGAGAAGCGAGCATTGCACAGAAGCCGCAGGGGCCGTTCTTATTGGGGTGTGTCACGCGGGCGAAAGCGAACGGTCGAGCAATCAACTCCCCCCTGGAGTTGCGCCGATACTTGTCCGGCACGTCAGTGAACACCCTCATTGGGCGGTGATGGTCCTTAATGAGCTCCTCCTCGTCGAGGGTGCGCACCGCTTCCTCTACCCTGTCTGCGACCTTCTCGAACGCTTCATCCAGGGTCATGCGCTGGCGGCGGCGAGACTCAATCTTCTTGACATCCTCAATGATTGCCTTCTGGGCGTGCTCAGAGAACTCCTCGAGGTCCTTCTCCAGGTCATCCAGGGCGCCCTCAGCGAGATCAACCGAGGATGGTGCGGTATCCACCGCATCCGCCACTGTTCGGCGCGCAGCAGCCAGCACATGCCCCTCCAGGGACCGCTCCAGGCGCCTCATGCCCTCCGGAGACGACAGCGCCCCCTGGGTCTCCCGGATCGTGCGGGCGATAGTCTTCGGGGAGTACCCGGGCTGCGGAGGGATCCACGACTCAGGCACCCCAGCCTTACGGGCCTGCCCACGTAGAAACAGGGCTGCGGCAGCCCACGCCTGTTTACGTGCCTGCCACATGAGCGGAGTCAGAAGGTCCCCAACGTGCTCCACCGGGGGAGGCTCAGGAAGTCCGTCAAATGCCTTGAGCACATCCTCAGCCCGTCGGCGGAACAGCATGACAATGCTGCGCAGGATGCCATAGAAGATGGCCTCACTCACCCTGAGTATCCTCCCCAGCATCCTCTGGGGCCTCGGGTGCCTCAGGCATATCTAGGCCAGCATCCGCGTCCATGCGGTCGCCGCGCGCCTTCTCGCGGCGCAGCTGCTCAGGGGTGAGGTGCAGGAACTCGCGGGCCGTCTCGTCGCCGATGATGCCCTGGCTGTGGGCCTGGAGCGCGTTCGCCATCTGCGCCGAGGTGGACGGGGCGGCAGCATCACGCCACGTCACCTCGAGCGCCTCCAGCCCCTCCAGCGACATGCCATTCGCCTGGGCGACAATGCGGCCGACGCGCTCCAGGGCGTCACTGAACTGGCGCTGCTTGTTCTCCGCTCGAGCAATCAGGCGGTCCTTCGCCACACGCAGAGCCTCTGCTGACGTCGGGTTATTGTCCGACGCCACACCCATCATCGACGGGGGGATACCAGTCATAGCAGACAGCTGGAGCGCGTAGGAGCGGTACGTGTTGATGAACGGATCCAAGGCCATTCCGGTCAGCTGCTTCACGTCACCGCCGGAAGGGATGGCGATCAGGTTACCCATGTACGCCTGCATCTTGTCCGGATGCTGCGCCAGCATCTCCGCCGCTCCGTCGCCCACGACGGCGCGCATAGGGGAGGATGCAACCTCCTGCGCCACCTGAAGGTTCGTCAGCGTCCTAGAGGCGGCATCAATGACGGAGGTGAGCTCACGAAGGTCAGACCGCCCATACTTGTCTGACAGGCGAGCACGGTTGAACATGGGGACGATGGACGCCCCCCACTGGTCCTGGCGTCCCTGGCCGACGCTCTTCCAGTCGTACTTGCCCTTCGCATAGAACTCCACCCCATCAGGCGTATAGTAGGTGGCCCCCACATTCCCGTCATCACGGCGATAGAGGACAACCCCCTCCACGACCTCGCCGCGGAAGTTGATGCGCACTCGAGCGTGCTTCGCATCAACAGCCCGGATAGACGCAAACTCGTGCTCATCGTCCGGGGGTGCGATCACCCAGTAGGCAGCGCCGGCGCTAATGGCCTCCGCGGCAGCCAGGTTGAACTGGGAGTCCATGTCGTTCGCCTGCCACGTCTTCCGCAGTAGATCAATCACGCCAGTCTTGTCGTCGTCAGCGACACGGTACCCGTCAGGGATCAGGATCTCCGTAAGGACATCCACAGCCATCTTCGCGAACGGGGCCTGGATCTCCAGGACGCGCGCCTTCGCAGGCAGGCTGATACCTACCGCATCAAGGCGCCTCTTACCCTCGTAGTAGCCCTCATAGGTAACGGGGCGGTAAGCGCCGGATGCGAACTTAGAGATCATCTTCTGGAAGCTCACATGAGCACCTTCCACTCGCCTCGTGGAGCAGTCAGGTCCGCCCACTCCTTCGAGTTCTTCACATGCCTATAAAGCATTCTAGCGCCGATCATGCACACGGCGAGGTCGATCTTCTTCGACGACTTAGGGGACTCCTTCTTCACCGACCAGCGCCCCTTGAACTCATTCACGCGACAGTTCGACACATGCTCACCCAATGCTGAATCGCCATCATGAGTGAACGTCTGCTGCTGAATCTCCGTGAACGCCGTCTCCGCAGCCTCCGCGAACTGGTACGCGTGCGAACGCATGTCCCAGGCAATGGGTGACGCAGACATGCCGCCACGGACCGCAGGGACGATCAGTCGATCTCCGAAGTCCTCCGGCCACGCCGTACGAGTGAATGACTCCCACTCGCGCACGTCAGCCCAGAACGCAACCACATTATAGGTGTCGAACGCCTTCCGCACCCCAGCATCCACGGCAGCCACATTCACCACGCCGAGAGGCTTCTCCGGCTTCCAGTGCCCAATCTTGAATACGTGCCCATCCTCCATGCAGCACCCGACAAGGGCTGTATGGTCGTTGGACTTAGAGCCGTCGAAGAACATGACGATCCGCTCACCCGGCTCCACCTTGCGATCCGGCTTACGCAGCTGCGTCCACTCCTCCAGCGTGATCCAGGACGCCTCAGCCGCATTCGGGCGATTCAGGAAGAACCTGATCGACCTCGACTCTGGGTACTCGGGAGACCAGATCTGCTCCTTGATGGACTCCAGGTTCACCCACGGGCAGTCCTCATACACGTACTCCAGGGCCTCCGTGAGACCAACCTGCCCCTCCTCAGGCTCATCCGTCAGGACCGTGTTCGGGGGAGCGATACGGGCGTCATAGAGGACCTTCGTCTTACCGCGAGTGAGCCCATCCTCCTGGTCGCACCACGCCTCAAAGATCGCCTCAGCAGACGACTGCTCGCCAGGCACCCACGCGTTGCAGGTACCCATGAAACGGCCACCCATCTTCGCAGCGTTCTGCTGGATAGTCTGCAACATGGCAGGCCCACCCTGCGCGGGTAGCCAGTGCTCGAGCTCGTCACCCACGACGAAGGACACCTCACCACCCTCCATCGAATGCGCAGAGGACGTCATCTGCTGAAGCTTCCCACCCCCAGGAGTCTCAATGAACGTCTTCGCCACCTCGAGGTCATACTTGCGGGCAAGTTGCCCCTTCTTCTGACAGAAGGCCCGAACCATGCGGATAGTATTCTGGGTCTGCGCCTCCGACGTAGCCACAATCTGCACCAGGGGCATGCTCATGGGCTTAGCGCGCACACCAAACGGCTCATGACGGTCGAAGCCATCGAAGCGACAAGGCCCAAGCAGCTCAAACAGGCACAGTGCGGCAGCGAAAGGCGACTTCCCCGACCCCTTGCTCAGCCTCCTGACCCCCTGCCTGTACACGAAGGAGCCCTTATGGTTCAGGGCGTAGAAATGCGCGAGGAACTCGATCTGCCTGTCAGTCGGGATAAACGGCTGTCCAGCCCGTGGGCCATTCGGCTGCACGAGGTTATCCACCATCCAGGCGGCAGCATGATAGCCGAGCGTCCTTTCGGGGAGCTCGAGGGGGAGCGTATCGGTTCGCTCCCGGGGTGCAGGGAGCTCATTGGTCACTTCGCGGCCCGCGCCTTCGTCCACGCCTGAAGAGCTACCACGCCAGCAGACTCCACCTCAGACTCGTCCACGCGGTTAATCTCAATCTGGACGCGACGACGATCACCCTCGGTGAGTAGCAGCGAGGTAAGCATGGTATTCACCGCAGCGAGCATCGTAGGAGACCGACGCTCCTGCATCTTATAGCTCGACAGGTCATCGCAAGTGGAGTATAGGACAATCCAGTCCGAAGGCTCGTAGTAGCGTGTGAACGTGGACTGCTCCACAGCCTTCCACAGCTTCTTCGCAATCGGATGCCAGTCAGGGTCAGGCTTCGGCGGCTTGACCTGCTCAGCTACCACATTCACTGGCTCCACGCCACCATCAAGCTTCCTGGCCTGCGTGGTGCGGTGCCCTTCCGTGCTGCGCTTCGGAATTGGCCCCTTGACTCCCATCGTTGTCTCCTACAAGTATCCGGGGTGCTTACTCTTCGACCTAGGGCCTCGAGCCTTATTGCGGCCATTATAGCGACGCTTCCTAGACTCGACGGACTGCTGTTGCGTCCTGACCATATGACAGTGCTGGCAGAGACTCCTCAGGTTATCTGGTACGTGCGGACCATCAGGGAAGATATGGTCCACCTGATTCGCCTTGTTGCCGCAGAACACGCAGAGCCCGCCGTCACGCTTAAGGACTGCGACCCGAATCTTCCCCCAGTCCTTAGGAAGCTCCTTACGGCGCCTGGACTGACTACTCCACGTCATAGGTCATAATCCAATTGAGTTCGACGCTAGCATGGACGCCGAACGATCTGAGAACCGAGGCAATAACTCCCTCAACCGAGTTACGGGCTTCGATAAGGTCGCCTTTCAACTTATCCAGCTCGTACGGGTCGCCGCCGTTCAACTCGCAAGACTCCAGGCGCGACACAGCGACATGGAGGTCCCGCATAGCGCATGACGCAATCTTCAAGGTGGCCTCGTCCATCATTCCACTCCTCCAACATGCACATTTTTGATCTGGGCGAGCACATAGAAGCCCAGTTTCTCTTGAACGAACTCCGTGATGGCGATCTCGGCGTTGATCCGAGCCGTCAAATACTCGTCCCACAAATCATCAACGAACGGGCCGCCAAGGCTCGGGTCATCGATAGCCTGCAGGTCGCCCGCCGCCTCCTTCAGGAGCTCCAAGGAGCGAATGAGATCACTCATCACAGGACCCCCAACTGCAGCTGGACAACAGGATCAAGCCCGTACCGGTCAGTGATGAACAACTGCATGTACGCTTCGGCCGCTTCTTGTGCGTCCTGCACGCGAATAACGGCCTCATCCTGCTCGGCGTCGCGGCGGTGAGCAGGAACGCTCCATGCCCCACACTGGTCTGCAGTGTTCAAAGCATCAATAAGCTCATCCACTGCGCAGTCCATGGACGCAATCATTGCTCGCTGATGAACACCCATATAGGTCACCGCACATCCCCCGGGTAGGTCATGGATACTCCCTTATTCGAGGGCGACCCTTCGCGAACATCGAACAGGAACGACGGCCGGGCCTCCTTGCCACCGAAGTAAGCGTGCTGGATAGACAGATAGTCGCCCGGATACACGTATAAATCAGGCTGACCCTCATTCTTGAAAATGAGAGTCCCATCACTGGTTCGATCAGGGTGGTTGTCGCATAGGATCACGTCCACCTCAGGGGCGTTCTTCTCACCATAGACAAGCAGATACAGCATGGCACTTCCTTTCACCAGGGCAGGGTACGCCGGTTAGACGGCATGGGGGCAAGCTCGATGCAAGGATGACCCTGCTCGAAGAGCTCACGAACGGTCGGACCAGGCTTGCGAGACTCCTTAGCACAGAACGAGCAGCGCCCCTCACCCGAGTAGATCCGAGTGTTCGGCCACTCAGCAGCCACAGCCCGCGCAGGGCGCATCGTCTGACCGCAGGTTCGGCAGTGCTGAGGCACCGTCCAGTCGACCCGAACGCTGTCCGAAGACTCCTTCTTCTTTGCCCGGTAGCAGCGGTTGCAGAGGCCCTTACCTCCGTATGGGGCGGTGCCGGGGAACACCTCCTCAGAGGAGCGAGGAGGGCGAATGGTGGCGCCACACCCCTCACACTTCGGAGGGTTCTTGACCCAATCCTTCTTCGGCATAACTCATGTCCTTTCGTTGGCTGACCGGACCATCCTAGCACATCAGGGCGCCCGAAGGCAAAAGGCGGGGCCTGCCTTGGCATACACGCGAGGAAAGGAAACTCAATCGTGATCCATCAAGGCAGGCCCCTATCAGCGAGACCATCCTACAGCCGGTGCCGATACGACCGCAACCATCCGGAATCTCCGGACACTTCAGCGCCGAAGTCGCAGGAGCCAATCTGAGCGCCTTTCGGCACCCCACCCAGGGCAGCACACACGGCCACCCCCGTTCGGCCACTCACGGGGCTCCTGATGGCCTTCCCGTGGTGCACGCGGCCCGCCGCCAGCCGCGACGCTGAGGCCCAACCCTCTCTGGTGAGTGCTGACCAGCTAGAGACGATCAACCCACGTAACCACAACCCAACCCTCTACCTGGCTCTAGGGCAAAGAAGGAGAGGAAGTCACGTTCCGTCTCAGTCAAGCAGGAAGGGCAAGGACAGCGAAGGAGTCTCTGAACGTTCCAACTCGATCAGGCAACCAAGGATCAGCTAGAGCCAGGTACGTGACTAGCCAACGAACCATCTCCTCGTCCTTGCTCTCGTGGACCAACTGGGCCACAGGCCAGGGCGACGACCAAGGACCAACGGTCCGACGGTCGGAGCGCAGCGGAGCCGCACACACAAGCCCGAAGGGCGTATAGAGGTTCTTTAATAGGTTCTATTACTGGTTTGGGTGTCACTCTGACAGTACCCCCCTGTCGCTCTGACACCCCCCACCTGTCACTCTGACAGTACCCCCCTGTCGCTCTGACACCCCCCACCTGGCCAGAATCTGACCCCACCTGCTACACTGGTGTCATCGCTACAGGCTCCCGCAAGGTTCATGCTCCGTTCCCTTGCGGGAGCCACTCTTTATGTGCTAGGGTGTATCCCAAGCGATAAACAACTCAACACGAATGGAGCAACCATGGCTGACATCGCTGTCTATACCTTCGAGGGCCAGAAGGTCCGCACCATCATCGCCGCCGACGGCGAACCGCGCTTCATCCTCTCCGACCTCTGCAAGGTCCTCAACATCGGCAATCCCAGCGACGTTGCGCGCCGCCTCTCAGACTCAATGAAGGGTGTCGATCTGATCGATACCCCTGGGGGACGGCAGAAGATGACGGTAGTCACCGAGGCTGGCATGTACTCAGTAGTGCTCAGGTCAGACAAGCCTGAAGCGGTCCAGTTCCAGGAATGGGTCACAGGCGAGGTCCTCCCCAGCATCCGCAAGACCGGCGCCTACAGCCTCCAACCCAAACTCGAAGGTCCCGAGCTCATGGCCTACGCCCTCATCGAGGCACAGAAGACCATCGAGGCCGCTACCGCCCGCGCCGAAGCCGCTGAAGCTCAGATCGAGGCCGACAAGCCCGCAACCACCCTCGGCAAAGCCATCACCGCCGGAGACGGAGACCTCCTCGTCCGCGACGTAGCCCGCATCCTCGCCTCACACGGCGTCAACATCGGCGAGAAGCGCCTCTATCAGTGGCTCCGAGACAACCAGTGGGTCACCAAGGGTACGGGCCGCTGCGGCAACCAGCCCACGCAGCGTCGCATCGAGCAGGGCCTCATCCGACCCCAGGTGCGGCCCATCCACCTGCCCGGTGGGCGGCTCATCGAGTCCGTGACCACGCTCATTACAGGCAGGGGCCAGGAAGACCTCATCAACGGCTTCCTCAACGGCTCCTACACCATCTGAAAACCCAACGGGGGCCAGCCCCCATCACAAGGCTGGCCCCCAACATCACATCTAGGAGTAGTGACAGCATATGTCATTCGCAGCCCTCACGCAAGCCCTCAACCTGCCCGAGCACATCACCGGCCCCGCCCGCATGGTCGCAGTCGCCCTGGCCGACCACATGAGCCCCAACCCCGCGCTCAACGACGCCATCTGCTGCTGGCCCTCGATCGCCACCATCGCGAAAAAGGCTGGCGTGTCAGAGTCTACGGCTCGCCGAGCCATCAAGCTCCTGACAGACGAGGGCGCTATCACTGTTGAGCATCGACGAGACCAGGCCACCAATCGCACAAACCTCTACAGGTGGCACCCATGGCTCATGGGCGACTGGGACGACGCCCCTATGCGCAAGCGCGAAGAGGAGGCCCGTGGCTACAGCTACAGCTACCACGAGCCGGCGCGCGAGCAGGTCGCCACACCTGAGCCCGACCCCGCCCCTGAGGCGCCCGCCAAGCCCACCGAGAAGCCCGCAGACGGCTTCACGGAGTGGTGGCCCCACTACCCCAAGAAAGTCAAGAAGCTCGACGCCGAGAAGGCGTACCGGGCAGCCCTGAAGCGCGGCGTAACACCAGAGGAGCTCCTCCAAGGGCTCCAGCGCCAGAAAACCGTATGGAAAGCCAAGGGAACCGAACCACAGTACATCCCCTACCCAGCTACGTGGCTTCGCGCAGGCAGCTGGGAGGATGAGCTCGACACCCCCGCTCCCACCTCAGCGACTCCAACACCCGCCATCAACCCCAACACTGGGAAACCCGTCACCCGCGACGACTTCGGCTACGCCTGCCTAGACGCCGGCATAGACCCCAACCTGTACATCAACTACTGGAAGCCCTACATGGGCCTACCCAGCGACCCGGGGTGGCCCGAGTGGGCAGCCAGGATCGACCGCTTCTGCGGCAGGGCTTGACAGCCCCGCCCAACCCTACCTACACTCCAACCACAGCAACCGAAAGGAATCAACCATGACACCGTTCCCACAGCGTCACTCATCCGCATCGACAAGGGCGAATACTGCGGAACAGACATCAGCGGCACAACAGCCACACTAGCAGACGTAGACGACCCAGAATACGGCTACTACCTCCTAGACGGCCCCCGAGCCGGCCACACCATCCACGAAGACTACATCAGCGAAGCAATCACCACCTGGCACCCCTGCATGGCAGTCCCCAACGACGTCATAGACAAGCTCCACGCAGCGTTCTACGACACGGACATGACTGAACAGCAGCGAGAAGCCTTCCAAGCCCTCGAAACCTACACCTTCTAACCACCACGGGTGGGCGCCAACTAGGCGCCCACCCACCAACCCCACACAACACATGAACACCGAAACCACCATCATCGGCATCGCCCTCAGCGGCGACCGCAACGCCCTCATCGACCTCGACAACATCCACCCCCACCACTTCGCCGACACCCGCAACGCCGCCATCTGGCAGCTAGTAGAGGACTACAAGGCCAAGAACCCAGGCCAAGGACTCACCCCAGACCTCCTCCTCGACAAACTCCCCTCCATCACCACAGCCCACGTCACCCCCGACTACCTCCTAGACACCATGACCGGCGTCCACGGAGGCCACATCAACCTCGCAGGCGTACACGCCAACAAACTCATCGACGACAACGCCCGCCGCCACCTCGCAGACGCCTGCACCCGCGGCCTCCAAATCATCGAAGCCGGCGGAGACCCCAGCGACGCAGAAGCCAGCATCCGCGAACTCCTCAACCAAGTCAGCACCGGCAGCACCACCCTCGTCAACAACGACACCTGCCTCACCCAAATCACCGACTTCACCACCAAAGCCACGCCCTTCACCCCCACCCCATGGCCCGACCTCAACCACATCATCGGAGGCTGGAAACCAGGCGGCCTCTACGTCCTCGCCGCACGACCAGGAGTCGGCAAAACCCTCGCAGCCCTCCAAGCCGCCACCAACCTCGCCGACACCGGCCACGTCTACTTCGCCAGCCTCGAAATGGGAGGCCGCGAACTCTGGTCACGCATCATGGCCAACATCGCCAACGTCCCCGGCGACGCAGTAACCCGCCGCCGACACCCCACCCCCGACGAACAAGCCCGCATGACCGCAGCAGCCCCACACCTCAGACAACTCCCCATCCACTTCGACGACCGCGCCAACCTCACCATCGGAGACTTCGTAGCCACCACACGCCTCCTCCACCGCCAACACGGCCTCACCGCAGCATTCATCGACTACATCGGCCTCATCAACGCCGCGCCCGGCGACAGGAGAGCTAGGTGGGAACTCATCGGCGAATACACCAGGTCACTCAAGAACCTCGCCAAAGACCTACAGATCCCCGTCTTCGCCATCGCCCAGCTCGGCCGACAGGCAGAGCAGAGCCCCGGCGGCGAACTCCAGCTATCCCACCTCCGCGAGAGCGGCAACATCGAACAGGACGCCAACGTAGTCCTCCTCCTGAGCTGCCCCCACGAAAACGGAGTCACCGACTGGACCCGCGCCGACATCCACGTCGCCAAAAACCGTGAAGGCCGCACCGGCCACGTCCTCCTCGAACGCGAAGGAGACTACAGCCGCCTCAACCACCTCGGCTGGAACCCCAGGGGTTGACAACCCTACCCAACCCTGCCTACACTCCAGTCATCAGCACAACCGAAAGGAACACAGGCATGATGCAGCGACTCACAGAACGCCTCTCCTCCAACATCGCCGAACAGCTCGGAATCAGCATCCAAGCAGCAGTAGAACTCAAGAAAACAGCGCGCAAAAACAAACTGAAAACAGCCACAGTCACCCGCAACAACGTCACACTCAAACGCCCCCACATCACCATCACAGTGCACCGAGACTACTTCCCAATCAGCTGCATCACCATCAACGTCAAACGCGACCACGAAACACCACTAACCAGCGGGCGCCTATTCGACTTCCGTGACGCACTAGCCATCATCGACAAAGCCGCACGAACCTACACCCCACGAACACCCGAATGGTGGCAAATCAACTAGTCCACACCCCGCAGAAAGAACAAAAAGGAGCACCCCATGACCTGGCCCACTTCGCCGTTCATTCACATAATCTCTGGAGAAGTCGAGGGATACCCAATCGAAAACGCCCTCGCCAAACACGAACCACACTACAGCAGCCACTACCCAGACACCTACGTCGTCGCCACAGGGCCATACGCCGGAGAACCCATCGCAAGAGGATTTGAGTTCGACGGAATCTGGGAATGGCACCCAGTTGCCGTAATCCCTACCGAAGTCGTCAACCAGCTTCACGAAGCTTTCTACGACAACGTAATGACCGAACAGCAAAAAGAAGCCTTCCAAGCCTTCGAAGCTCACATCTTCTAGCTGCACATCCCACCACCGAAGGAACTCACGCTGTGGCCAGCCAGCCCATCCACCCACACACCCCAGACGCCATCACCCTCCGCCAAGCCGAAACCCTCACCGGCATCAACTACAAAACCATCCACGACGCCGCCACAGCCGGACACATCCACTGGGGGCGCTACAACACAACACCCACCTTCCGCGTAAGCCGACGAGAAGTCATCAACTGGGCCGCAAACCAGAAAGCAGCATGACATGAGCACCAAGGGCACTAAAACGTGCGCCATATGCAGCAAGACATACACACCCCGCCACCCATCCACCAAATACTGCTCAGACGAATGCAGGAAGGCCGCCAAACGCAAAGCCGACCGAGAGTTCATGCGCAAATGGCGCCAAGAAAACCCCGAGAAAAACGCCGAACGCCGCAGGCGCGAAAACCACGACCTACACGTACAGCGCACACGACGATGGCGGAAAACCCATCCCGAAGAAGCAAAAGCCTCAGCCAAAGCCTATAGACAAGCAAACAGAGAAATCGAAGCTGAGCGCCAACGCAGGTGGCGGAGGTCACCTTACGGCAGAGAAGCATACAAGGCCGCCATCAGAAAGTGGACACTAGCAAACCCAGAGGCCGCGGGATTGATACGCACACGCAGAGCCAAGGCCGAAGCCGAAGGTGACGCCACACCAGAGCTCATCAAAGCCAAATTCGAGTCAAGCGCCAAGATCTGTTGCCTATGCATGGAACCCATCGACACCGCCCTTGAATCCCCAGACCCCATGTCGCTAACAGTGGAACACAAGACCCCAATCTCTCGCGGCGGTCGCCACGACCTAGACAACATCAACCTTGCCCACCGAGCCTGCAACAGCAGCAAGGGGGCCAGAACCATGGAGGAGTACAAGGCGCAAAGGAAGCTGGCCAGCTAGGCCACCGCCCCCTCGCAGGCATGAAGCAAGGTTGCGAGGGGGTAACTTCGCTTCCCAAACCTGCACGCATTGGCAGCGCCATTGACGCGTAGCGGTCGGTAAGAGGCCGGCGGGGGGTTATCCCCTGGGGTTGCTGGGGTTTGTTTTTCTTCGTGTGGTCAGTTGGGTGTTGGTGTTTTTGGTGTTTGTGCTGGTCGGGGTGTTTTTTGTTTTTCTGTTTGTTTGTTGTTGTGTTGTGTGTTATTCGCGTGCGTGTGCGTGTGTGTTGTGTACGTGTGTTCGATGGTGTAGGTCACTGTGTGTGTGGTTGTTGTGTGTGGTTGTGGGTGTGTATGGTCGTGGCTGTCAGCATTCGTGTGTCCCGCTGTTGGGGCATGCTTGAGAGGAGCGTTGTGATGCGTGTTGTTTCTGGTCGTGTGATGGCTGGTGTGACTGTTGGTCTGCTTGGCTTGGGTGCGTGTGCGCCTGCCTATGCTGGCTCTGATGGTGGGTGGGTACTGTCTGCTACTGGTGCCCCTGTTGATGTGTCTGGCGTGGCGGCGTGTGTGTCGGAGGACCAGCTGGTGGGTCCTTGCTTCTGGGATGCCACCGCTTCTGGTGATGGTTCTGGAGCCTCTTTCCTTGTTGAGGAGGATGGGTCCGTGTCCTACGTGGAGCCCGCCCCTACAGGTTCTAGTGTGTCTATGCAGGGTGTGCACTCGGCTTCGCCGAGTGCGGTTGTGGATAAGCCTGTGAGTGTTGCTGCTTCTCCTAGTGGCGGCGCGGTTGTGGGCTCTGTGGATTCGGGCGTGCGCGACAACTACGACCGTGAGGTGCTGGTCGCCAGCGCCGTGCTTGCGGCCGTGGGGATCCTTGTTTCTCCGCTGGTGGTGCGTCGTGCGGATGGGCGGCGTGTTCGGCGGTGATGTTTTGTGTGGTTGCGCCCCCATTGACTGTGTGTCGGTGGGGGCGCTTCTGTTTGTGTGTGTGCCTGTACGCGTGTTCGATGACGTAGGTCACGCAGATTGATGCTTGATTCGGCTTGACCAACCCTGCGCATGTGTGTGTATAGTTAAGTCATCAGCACGGAGCGAACCGCTCCACCAAGAAAGGATCGCAGCAATGACCGCCACCGACTACATCAACGACGTCACCGCCAACCTGACCGACTGGGGCATCGCCTACCGCGAGACAACCGAGGGCATCAGTGTCGGCAACATTCACCTCGAGATCGCCGAGGACGGCTACAGGCCCGACGCCACCATTCTGGACGGGACCGAGCTGGTCGGCGTGACCAGCGACGCCGACAAGGCTGCCGCACTCCTGGCCTTCCCGCTCGCACGCAAGGCATGGTCCGTGGGCTACACCGGGGACTTTGATGTCGACATCTCCGGCCCCGAAATGAGCATGCACTTCCTTGGGTGGGGATGGGACGCCACCGTTAGTGCCGCTCCCGGCGAGTCTGACAGTTTCACTATCATGGAGCACCCCCTGTCTCTGGGGATGCCGGTCATGAGCGACCTGGATGCCGTCCTTACTTCAGCCGAATTGGCCTACGGTGCCCCTGATGAAGCGTGGCAGGTCCTCTGCAACGCGAGCGAATTCGAGGGTGACAAGTGGCCGGCCATCATTGAGTTCATTAACAGTGATGTCCGCTTCGACTATGGCGACCAGCTCACCAAGGTCGAGTCCTACGACACTGACCACATCGCCCTCGTGGAGGACCATGGTGGTGATTTCCCTGTGCGAGTCATCGACGCTGAGGCGCCGTCGGAGGCGACTTGCTGGTCTCATGGCGACATTGCTGCCGCGGTCCTGCACGCGATCTTCTGACTCAGTCAGGTGGCCCGGATGGTCGTAGCGGGGGTTCGACTCCCCTGCCGGGCGCGGAACATACATCCACATTCCAAGGAGGATCACCATGCGAACCGAGCAGGATATTCTGGCTGAAGCACTCGAGACAGCGGTAGATGATATCGCGTTCGCCCTAGATGCTGTGTCTTTTGAATTCGAGGTCGCAGACTCTCTGAACACAAATCAGTACATGATCGTCCTCGAGGGTGGAGATCGAATCGCCTATGTCACCGCTGATTCCTCATTTGCTTATGGCGTCGAGGTGTATGTAGACATCTGCGGTGTGGGCCAGGACGGCACGGAATGCTTCGATGAAGGCGACCTGACGGTCGATGAAGCTATTGCCTACCTGACTGGGGTGGTTTAGGAGGATAAGTGAGCGCGCCCGGCCTCGCTAGGGTGGACGGTTCGCCCGCACAGGGCTGTGGGCATTCCGCCTCTCCTAGAGAGTGTTAGCGCAGCAGAAACGTGGACAGCCACTAAATAAGGCTTGCGCAGGTTGTTTGAGAACTACATAGAGATTTAAGGCCATAGGTGGCAGGCACCGCACGCACGGCGCTGCCTCGCGTAGTCGATACAGTCTGCCCGCCTATGAGTCACCTAGACCGCCCTACTGTTTGATTCTACCAATAGGGGTTTACTGCGCGATCCATTTTGGTCTAGGTGGCCCATAGGTGCCCACAGAGCGTGGGTCCTAGCAGAAAGGAGTGCGGCCATGGCGCATTACGTGAGATCTCAGGAGGATTGGGATCGACTAGTCGAAGAGGGTGAACTTAAGTCTGCGGACGAAGTTTATATCTACGAGAGCGTCTCAGTGGAGAATTATCGTGACGGCTTCATCGACTTCACTGTGACGCCCGGAGGGAGCGTTGTAGCGTCAAGTAGCGTCGATAATTGGTACTTCCTGGAAGGGGATAATCTCACGCTTAAGTGGGACGGCAAGAATGGCGCCAACATATCTGTCGACACAAGCGAAGGGGTCACCGTCACCTTGGTAGACTATCCGGATGGTGTCACGCCTCTCACGTCAGCTAATGGTGTAGGCAAAGCGACATTTGTGCGCAAAACTTCCGAAAGCACAGTGCTTGATGGTGCGCCGGCGCACCACATCTGGGTGGGGCGAGCCATTACCGACAACGGGGGCCCGGTCCGCACAGAGTATCTACAGTCCTGGGACATCCTGGACGCCCTGTTCCCTGACGATCCGCACCTCTGGAACGCTGGCAAGTACCTCACCCGCTGCGGCCGTAAGGGCGGCCGAGAGAAGCGCGGCGAGGATCTTCGCAAGGCACTTACATACCTCGAGCGCGCCATAGAGAAGGAGGAACGCAGTGCCCAGTGAGCCGCCACTCGAGTACAGGCTTGTCACGCACGCTGACATGCGTCTCATGTCGGATGGCGCGACCGTCTATGACGACCAGCACCGGGCGTGGGTGAAGCGCGGGCCATGGTGGCACCTCAATGACGGAGAGACTCGCCGGCTTGGCACCGAACTCAAGCGGCTCGCGGCCTGGACGTACACGCTCGAGCCATTCAATCCCCACAAGACTATTAGCTACGACACAGACAGGAGACGCGCGTGACTACACCCGTCGACGTCACGGACGTTGTACACCAGATCGCCACTATGTGGCCACACGCACGCATGCACGTATCACCAACACCCAGGGGATACTCAGTGGTGCTAGGTGGGGCCGCAGCCGAGATGACCGAGGATTGGTGGGCAGTCCGCAAGCCTGGACAGCCAGATCGATTCTGGGGGTACGTCGAATGCGATGAGATCGTCATTGCGGACTCACTCGCTGAAGCGAACGCTCACAACTTCTATGACTCGGTCCGGGCGCGTGTTACCGCGTTCGACCAGCGGCTCACGGTGCGCCGCGTCGGCGATGTATACAGCATCACGACGGCTGAGTCGGAGACGATCACTATCGCTCCGGTTGGTGGAAGGGTTGCTGTTACTGCCGGAGAGGTGACCCACACGGTTGCGACGATGGGTCACGCGGTCATGGCGGTCGGAGCACTGGTAGCTGCACATTAGATCTTGGAGTCAGTGCCCCGGAATAGGGGCCTCTCAAGAAAGGAGTACACATGGCAGAACAGACAACAGTCCACCAGGCCCTCACCAAGGTCATGGGGGATGTTCAGGCAGTCAGGAAGGACAGTAAGAACCAGGCGCAGAAGTTCAACTTCCGTGGGATCGATGCCGTAATGAACGCGGTAGGCCCGGCCCTGCGTAAGCATGGGGTGACCATCCTCCCGGAGGATGTCGAGGTGCACCGCAGTAACGGGACCACAGCCAGCGGAAAGCAGACAGCGGAGGTGGTCATCAAGGTCACCTACCGCATCTATGGTCCGTCCGGTGACAGTATCCACGGCAAGGTCGCCGCCGAGGCGATGGACTTCGGTGACAAGGCGGTGGCGAAGGCGATGAGTGTCGCCTACAGGACGTTCTTGCTACAGGCGCTTACTATCCCAACCGACGAGCCGGACCCGGATGTGGAGTCCTTCGAGAGGGGGGTTCCCAACGGAATAGGGGTCTCCCAGCAGAATAGGGGTCTCCCAGCAGAACAGGGGGTTCCCAAGGCGTCAGTGACGGAGCAGTGCGCAACCATCCTTGACGGATTCAGCTCAACTCATCACCTTGACGGAAACAAGGTGCGCGAAGAGTACTTCGCAGCAGGGGGTAAGGCCAACCCTGACATGCTCAGGGCGTGGCTCCAGCACAACTACGGCGCAGGAAAGGTGCAGTGATGAACAAGGAGGATGCACTCCGGAGGGCCGCCGTTGCGGCGCACATCGCAAAGGTGGCCTCCCAGGAGAAGAAGAGGGCACTAGCGGAACTCGAGGAGGTTATGGCCCCCGGTGATACCTCAAGGCCAATGATTGACGGTAACCAGATTGGGACTGTCAGTGTCAGTATCCCTGCCCCGAAGTACCAGGTTGTGAACGAGAAGGCGCTGGTGGCCTGGCTGGAGTGGAACAAGCCTGACGCCGTACACAAGGTTCCCGCCCCATGGTTCACCGCCGCGGCAGCGCTTGATGGATTCATTAAGCAGACTGGGGAGATCCCCGACGGAGTCGAGGTTGTTCAGGGTGATCCGCGCATATCGGTCAGGATCTCCGCCGCGCAAGCCGAAGCTATCCAAGAACTGATTGCCTCTGGAGACATCCGCATGATCGAAGTCGGTGACGACTGAGGTGAACACCAGAGAAAGGAATGCGCAGCTACGGCTTGCGGAGATACGGGAGCGGTCAGAGAACTGGTGCAACCGCGGTCGATATGAGGCGAAGGGGAAGCCGCCGTTCCCGGCGGAGGCTGATGTAGCCAACCTTCTCGCGCGAATCGACAGGATGCAGGCCGACCTAGATGAGGAGCGTGCCATGAACGCGTCTCTACTGGAGACAATGATGGGCCCGGAAAGCCTCCATGGCTAGGAAGGGGTATCCCAAGAGAACAGGCCCCTCCCAGGAAACAAGGAAGGTCGTGTACGAGAGGGACCAGTACCGGTGCGCCCGCTGCGGTAGGCACGCCGGGAACGGCCCCATGAGTATCCAGCACAGGAGGGCGCGCGGCATGGGTGGCAGCAAGTCCCCCAACACGAACAACCCCAGCAATCTCATCCTCCTTTGCGGGGATGGAGTGACCGGCTGTCACGGGCACGTCGAGAAGAACAGGACTTCAGCGCGACTAGCGGGCTTCAACGTCCCGCAGTTCGTTGCTAACCCTGAATGCATCCCGGTTAAATACTGGGATGGGAGAACATACTTACTCAAGGATGATGGGAGTAGAGAATGCTTGGAGTAAGTGAGGTGACCTACACTTACGCGACAGTCACATGCAACCACCCTGGGTGCAGCAACCGCATTAACCTTCAGCCTGGCCCCATGGATGATGATCGGGAGCGTCGCGACCTCAAGACTCTGCGGAATCTTGCCGCACGCCAGGGGTGGCTAATCGGGGACAGCGAATACGACACGGATTGCCCGTACCACAACCAGAAAGGAACAAAATGAACAACATGGCAGGTTTGGCTTACAGGATTGTTGAGCCATTCATTGAAGAGATGACGGATCCGTTCGAGGCGGTCGGTCGCTGGCATGCTCAACTGGGGCGAATCTCGCTCGCCATGCGAACAGCCAGGGATGAGTCGTACCTAGTGGCGTCTGAATTCCTCGCTGATGACCTGGAGTTCGAGCTCTACAGGATGGTCGAGGAGGCCGCCCTGCTGCTTCACTGGCTTGACGTTGATGACGCCGCAGATGCCTTCCTGGCCGAGTATGAGCGAGCCAAGGAGAAGCATCCCGGGATGACTCTGGACAGCGACAAGCACACGAACGAGTCACGCTTCTACGCTTTAGCCGAGGAGGTTGGTGAGGTCGCAGCGGCCCTCACGTACGACAACACTGCTTCGACGGGCCATAACTCTGACCTCATCTCAGAGGTCACCCAGGTTGGTGGCCTCGCTCTCGCTTGGCTCACGCGATTCGATGAGGAGGATTGAATATGGTCGACAAGGAGCGCATTGACATTACCCTCGGCAAGTTGGCCCTGTATGCATGCACTGGGGCTTTTGATGTGGGTATGGGTGAAATTGCGTATTTCATCAGGCATTTCATGAATATGGATGATCGGTCAGAGCAGGTCGAAGCATGGGAGGTACGCTACAACGCCCTCCTCGAAGAGTCTGAAAGTTCCCGGCCGCACGAGTATCAAGGAGACGGCGAGGACTTACCTACTGGGGCCATCGTTCTCGATTTCGAACAGGATGCCTGGCAGCGCGGCGAGACTGGCGAGTGGTGGTGTACTGCCGGAAGAACTTCGATCACACTAGAAGACACGTTCGCGCCGTACACCCTTATCTACACCCCCGAAGGAGATGGCAAGTCATGATTGTTGCGCTTGTAGTGACAACGCTCATCGCCGTCGCGTCAATCTCATATGGAGTCTACAAGGCCGGTGAGTGCGATGCACTGCACCTAGAGCTGGCTGTGATGCGCCGGTACGCCGAGAACTGGGCTGACGCTTACTACGACGCCCTCCGCAATGAGGATAGTGATGGCGCGGACTCGTAGGAGCGCCAAGGCTGCCGGGGCGCGGTTTGAGAGAGTGGTCGCCGACTACCTCGCTGAGGAGTTGGACGACGACAGGATCGACCGCGCCCCGAAGGCTGGCATCAAGGATAAGGGTGATGTCGCGAACGTACGCATGGGCGACCACAAGATCGTCATCGAATGCAAGGACGTCGCCCGCATGGACCTTCCGAAGTGGACTCGAGAAGCCCAGGTGGAGGCGAGCAATGCGGGAGCCATCGTGGGCATCGTTGTTCACAAGCGGCACGGCATCGCCAAACCCGAGCAACAATGGTGTACACTGACTCTCGGAGACCTCACCAAACTCCTGAAAGGAAACAAATGAAAACCATCCCCGGCTACCTCACCAAGAACGAGGCCGCCACACAGCTAGGCGTATCCCGCCAGACCCTCGACCGACACATCAAGAAGCACAAGGTTCCCTCCTTCCGCTTCCTTGGAGACCCCACTATCTACGTCACAGAAGAGGACATCAAGAAGCTCTTCACCCCCATCCGAAAGGCAAACTAACCATGGCATGCGACATCACCGTCGAGGGTAACCTCGGATCCGACCCTGAGATCAAGTACACGCAGTCTGGGCAGCAGATCACCTCACTCCGTATCGCCGCCACTGCATCCCGTAAGACGCAGGACGGGAAGTGGGAGGATGATGGTGAGCCCTTGTGGGTGACGGCCTCCTTCTGGGGTGAGCAGCATGGCTACCTCGCCGACACCCTGAAGAAGGGAGACAAGGTCACCGTGACCGGCCTCCTCGTTCAGCGAGCCTGGGACGGCAATGATGGTCAGCGTCGCACCAGTCTAGAGGTAAAGTTCCCTCGCTTCCGCGGAGTCATCACCCGTCGCGGCAGCCAGCAGCAGGCATCATTCAACGCCCCTCAGGGTGGTCAGGCTGGCGACCCGTGGGCCAATGCAGGTGCCCCATTCTGAGTTGCACCTTAAGCGCAAGACGACGCACCCCCACTCGCGAGGACAAGTCATCTGCGACGCCTGCTTCACCCCAATCAGGCAAGGGCTCATGTACCGGAGGGACACCTGGAAGGATGGGTCCTACCACTGGTCCCTCCGGTACTGCCCAGACTGCTGGCTCATCCTGGATGAAGTGGAAGCCAGCGCGCACCCCACCTACGGTGGCCCAGACGCCGAACACTACGAGCAATGGGCGGCCGCTAATGCAGAAATCAGCAGGGCTCAGGCGTGGATGATCCGCGCATGGCCAAACTAGAAAGGCAAGCATGGTAGACATTAAGCTTCACGGCCACATGTGGGCCGCTAAGATGGTGTGCGACCAGTGCAGCATCGCCCGGATCGAGCAGGCGCACCTGCGCACCAAGCCATGGGCTGCCGTCGAGTCAACCATCAAGACCACAGCCCGCACCCTCGGCTGGAAAGTCGGAACCGAAAGCTCGATCTGCGGAGCATGCAGGAGACAGAAGTGACCAAGAAATGGCGATACATCGACGCCCGATGCACGTGGCGCCCATACGCCCGCTACCTCGCGTGGCGCTGGAAGAAGAAAGGTTACAGAACAGCATACCAGCCCGTCTCGCCTTGCAAAGCCCTCATCGGCGCGGTAGACTTCCATCATTCCGGTGAGTGACTCCGCTGGATGTGGGATAGGTGAACGGCCCGGGGGATTGACCAAGATGTCTCCCCCGGGCCGTTGTCACACTCTGAACAGAAAGAAACCCTGATGACCCCCCTTGATGAAGCCATCATCGAGAACGACCTTCTCCCTGAGGATCAGCGCGCAAGCAACGTAGAGCTCGCTGAGCGGTTCAACACCTCCGAAGCGTCCGTCCGTCGCCATCGCGCCAAACTGAAGCGCCGCGGATCCCCCAACATGGGCAACGACGCCTTCTTCAGTGACGTACCCGTGGACGCGATCCTTCAGCGCGGGAAGACCATCCGCCTCCCCGACGGATCCTACGAGAAGATCACATGGAAACCCGGCGCTGTCGAGATGGCCGAGGCTAAGCGCCTCTCCTACGGAGACCTAGATCCTGTCTTCCGGGAGCCACTTCTCCCTAAGCCCGCCCCGATCATAAAGGATGATGACGACACCCTCGTGGTATGCCTAGCAGACTTCCAGATCGGGAAGGTGCAGGGAGGTGGGGGAACCGAGGACACTGTTCGCCTCGTCCGCAGGGCCATCAAGGACATCGCGGACGACATTCGCTTCAGGGATCCCTACAAGCGCATCATCATCGCTGACGTCGGCGACAGCACAGAGGGATTCTGGAACGTCGCCAGCCAGGCACAGACCAACGACCTATCCCTCACGGACCAGATCCGTGTGGTGCAGCGCCTATACGCCGAGGCCGTCCAGCTGCTAGCACCCCTGTGCGGATCCATGTACTACGTTGCAGTCCCCTCGAACCACTGCGCCGTCCGCACTGGGCAAGGCAAGAACAGTCGCGCCAATGCGCCGGATGACGACTTCGGAATCATGATCTCACGCAATATCGAGGACATTATTGCTGGGCGCCCAGGTTTTGAGCATGTCACCTTCCATCGTCCAGAGAAGTGGGAGGAGGCCGTCACTGTGGACGCTGCCGACGGCACCCGCATCGGCTTCACCCACGGCCACCTCGCTGGCTCACAGTCTAAGGTGCCAGGATGGTTCAGGGACCTCGCATTCGGTCGCAGGAGCGGCCTCTACGATGCCAGGATCCTGGTCCACGGTCACTGGCACAACTTCGCCGTGAATCAGGTGGGTGATGCCCGGTGGATCATCTCCTGCCCCTCCGCAGACCGCGGCTCTGACTGGTGGACGAACATCTCCGGAGACTCCAGCAGGCCCGCAATCCTCACCTTCGAGGCTCAGGGCGGGAATGCCTCATCCTGGGAGCTCTACTCCTAACCACACACACAGAAAGGAAGCGTCATGATTGAATCATTCTACGGAGATCCGCAGGATGCGCCAGACACAGAAAAGCCCGACACTCTGGGACTCCTCATCGGAAGGTATGTCACCAACATTGAGACAGGCACATTCATCACAGACTCTTGGATGGAGGACTGCGAAAAGTCCCAGGCATTACTAACGCTGGACGACGGAACGCAGCTAGTAGCCATGGGGCGGGGAGGCGGGTGTGTCTGCGGGCAAGGTGACTTCGAGTTCACCAAGGCGTTCTATCAGGGATCCCCGACTGCCCGCATCATGAACGCCATGGTGGAGATGGAGGGTGCCGATTGGTACGACATGGATATCTCAGCCACAGGCTTCAAGGTGTTCGTGATCGTTGAAGACGAGAAGCTCCCCCTGCTCGAGTTCGACGGCTACGAGGGAGATGGGTACTACGGCCGAGGCTTCTGGCTGTCTGTATACCCGGCAGAGAAGTAGCGCACACAAGCCCCTCCCTTGTAGTCAGGCGATTACAAGGGAGGGGCTTGTTGTCTACCAGGCCCTACACCACCCGATAAGGCAGCACGTCAGCCACACCGGACACCATGCAACCTGCGGCTCCCCTGGATATCCCCTGATCGTAGGCAGCCTTACTGGGGCAGATGTGAGCCCATACTGGCTTGCCGAGACTCAGGGCCTTGGACCACTGGGCTGGTGTAGCGTCCCACGGGAACCCGAGGTAGTCCCATGACGCAGCCCACTTGTCTAGGCTGCCATCATCGGCATGCTGGGCGTACGCATATCCCCAACACCTCCATCCGGAAGCCTTCCACTGAGCGGCTAGCCAGGTAGCATCACCGGCGCTCTTCCAGATGACTCGACTCTTGGCATCCTCCGGAAGGAGCCTGGCCAGGTCAGCCCACTGGTCAGCAGAGTACTTCGGGTCCAGCACAGTGACATGCGAGCTCCCGTACACCTCCAGGTACTCCTCCACGCGCAGGATCCGCTCTCCAGACGTCCTGTACCTCTGTACCTCAGCCCAAGTCATCTGAGCGATGGGCGTGGAGGGGGCTGAGGGATCCACGCGCTTGAGATTTTGGTCGTGGGCCAGTACCCACACGCCGTCGCTGGTCCTGTGCGTGGATACCTCGAGGGCGCCGGCCCCGTGAGCGACCGAGTTCGTGTAGGCTCGCATGCTCATCTCTGGCCACGATGCCGAGCCACCACGGTGCGCCACGAGGAAACCACGCTGAGCGACCATCGCGTCGATGGAGGGGTAGCCAGGTGGCATTACCCGCATCTGCGCTGGAACGGCCTGAGGAGCCTCATGCACCCACACGCGCGCGGAGCCCTCCCCATGGACCTCAATGGTGGCGGCGTTCGGTGCGGGAGCGTTTGGGTCAGGCTCCAGGTCGAGCCATGTCCAGCCAAGGGCGCTGGCCCCTCCGGGCAGGGAGGTAACGATGTCGGACAACAAGGCCGACCATGACGCCTGCGTGGAGGCACCCCCCGAGGCCCAGCCCGATCCTGCCGGGCGCCAGTCGGCCAGCGGCGTAGCGTTGTTACCGTGCGCCTGGGACGCAACGAGCGCAGGAGCCTTCCCGGACAGCGTAGGCGCCGCAGCCTGCCAGGGGTGCACCGCGAAGTCCTTCACCCCGGACAATACGATCAAGAGAGCTCGCTCGCGCGCGCCTCCTGACGTCGGACCAGTCACCCGGACGTTCTGCGTCTGGGATGGATCCGTGACGCGCAGGACAGCAGTATATCCGGAGCGCCCATTGACGTTCGGAACCAGGTACCTCGTCCATCCGGCAGGAGGGACGGCGGCGGTGTTGCCGAACTGCGATGCGTAGAAGATGACCGCGAGATCACCCGCCCGCGACTCGGCCGACAGTGCCGGGACAGACCCCGCTACGCCCTCAGCGGAGGCGTGGGATCGGACAGAGATCGCAGATGGATCCGGCTCGGGCGTGTACTCGTGCACCTCGATCTTGTGGAACGTCACCTCCGCAACGCCGGCGGGCAGCTGGAACTGCGGAGTCCATAACGGATCCGGGGTGGTCGGAATGGTGAACCGGACCGCCTTCACGGCATTCGAGCCCGCCGGCAGGTCGAAATCGCCGATACGGGACTGCCCAGTCTGCTTGGTTTCGTCCGCCTCCTTGAACTTGTTGTGCGCGATGGACACCTTGGATGACGCTGTAGCCGTGTAGGTGAACGTTACCTCCCAGTTGCCCGACTTGACCGGCGTCGCCTGAGTAGCCCAGGGCACGAAGATCCCGCCGGAAGGGACCGTGAGGTCAGTCCCCGACTGCTTGCCGGTGTTCGTCCACCACTGACCAGGCCACGAGAATGCGGACGTCTCCGGCGTGGGAGGCGGGGTCGGGTAGATCTTCGCGTCATGAATGAGGATGTCGTGCCCATCCTTGGCGGGGATCTCCAGTACAGGCACCCACTTGGCCCACTGAGACGGGGGGAGCTCTACGTCGATGCGGAGAGGCGCCAATTTCCCTGTCGGGATGTTGATGAGGGTCGGCATCCTGGAGACGGCCTGACGCTTCCCGGCGGCGTCGTACCAGACGATGCTGATCGCCATGACGTTGACGCCGGACGTGTACGTGAGATCGATGGTGTACTTTCCGGCCCCGCGGGGTTGGGCGCTGGTGTCCGTGGGGCTGGCGGATGAGTTGGCGGGGACGTATATCCCGTCCGCTCTCCGACTGCCTCGAGACAGCCACCAAGCCCCGATTGCGGGGAACACGCTGTCAGCCATCACTGCTCCTTACGGACGATGACGGTCCCAGCGGGGGTTCCCTCGGGGACCGGGTCGTTCTTGCCCAGGACGATGAGGCCGGGAGTGCCCGCGGGGGCAGCCCCACCGCCGCCGGCCTCACCCTTCTTCGCGAACGTCTTGTCGCAGTACTCGGCACTGTAGACGCGTACTTCAGCGGTCGTGATAGCCATTACAGGTGAGCCTCCCTGGAGTAGAGCCCGTCCACGGCTGGGACGGGATGCATGTGCTTGATGATGACGGATCCGTCGCCGTTGTCCTGGGCGTTTCTCATGAGGATCGAGCCGTCAGGTCGTTCGGCCCAGGCGTCGAATACGCCGTCGATAGACCCCATAGGGGCTTTAGGGTCGGCAGGTCGCGGGGTCGCGAGCGGGGTCTTCACCGCTGCGGTAGCGGCCACCTCGCGCCCGCCTCGGACCGCGCTGAGACGTCCTGCACCGGACTGGCCGATCTGGACCCCGAAGGCTCCCGCCCACGGCGTGTAGGAGAACGACTTCAGGTGCATCGTGGTGGCCGGGATCGACTCCCACCCGCCCTTGCCGCGGAACGCCCACAGGTTGATGTGCATGCGCTGCGACCTGGGCACAGGGATGCCCTCCGTGATGGATCCCGAGTAGTAGCCGCCCTGGGCGACTGGCGTCGTGCGCGCCTGGTCCTCCGTGAGGGGGGCCTCCCAGGTCTCCCAGAACACATTCCCCGGCGTCCAGGTCATGCGGACGGTCGCGCCCTTCCCGGCCTGTGTCCACACCCGGTCACTCAGGTGCTTGCCGGAGTCCTCCCCCTGCGGGTAGAGCGTGTACTTGCCGACCATGTCCGTGTAGCCCGACCAGTAGGAGTCTTCTACGATGTCGATCTCCTGGTAGCCCGGGTACGTGTCCTCCCAGTCAAAAGGGAAGATACCCCACACGACATTCTTGTGGAGATCACGCATGCGGGCCGGCGCCAGAAGCTCGTAGGAGGCTTCATAGGTGCCGTACCCCATAGACTCTGCGGACACGATCTCCGCCGACAGGGGCTCGCCACCGACGGTGGAGATGCTGACCTCCAAGGACCCGTCGGGGCGCTTACGTAGTGCCCGCTCGTTCCACTTCTGGTTGGCGGCCGGACCGCCGGGGTGCCATGCGTCGGTGCGGGTGAGCCAGTGGAAACCAAAAGCCTCCACCGGCGTCTGCCCGTAGTCCTTGTAGGGCTCGATGAGAGGCATGTCTCACGCCTCCCGGCGGACGATGACCGTGTCGTCAGGGGTTCCTGCGGGGACCGGGTCGTTGGGGCCGAGGACCAGGAGCTTCCCGGCCTGGCCTGCGCCAGCCTGGGCCCCGCCCTTCTTCAGGGCCTCCACCTGGGCCTTCAAGTCCTCCACCTCGAGGTGCAGCCCGAGCGTGCCCCGGATCCAGGAGGACGTGAGCCGGATCAGCTGCTCCGACGGCGGGTTCGCGTAAGGGTTACCGACCGGCTCCCACTGGCCTCCACGGTTCGGGTCCTCCACCAGAACGCCATCAGTGATGTAGGCATGCCCGATAGGGAGCGTGTCCAGCTTCTCGAAGACCTGACGGTAGTTGTCCTTCGTCACGCCGTGGATGACGGCCCACCACTTCTCCGAAGGGTAGGAGCGCATGTGATCCGGCAGGACCGGGGCGTTCTGGTCCTCGTTGAGGAACTTCCC